ATTGACCTAGCATCGAACAAAATACTTTGTTTACAACCAGTTCTTGAAGGTAAAGGTTTATTTCTTAAGAAGATTGGTAAGTTTGTTCAACCAAAAGCAGGTTTCAATGTTGTTGCTACAGCAAACACAAAAGGTAAAGGTTCTGATGATGGACGTTTTATCGGATCTAACGTATTGAATGAAGCATTCTTAGAGAGATTCCCTGTAACCTTTGAGCAGGATTATCCATCTCCAACAGTAGAATCTAAAATCTTAGGTGCGGTTGCTGCTAAGTTGGGTGTTACTGATACTGATTTCTGTAAGAGATTAGTTGATTGGGGTGACATCATTCGTAAGACATTTTATGATGGTGGTATCGAAGAGATCATTAGTACTCGTAGATTGGTTCACATAGTTCGTGCTTTCTCTATCTTTGGTAAGAAAGAAAAGGCAATTGAAGTTTGTATAAATCGTTTTGATGATGATACTAAGCAAGCATTCCTTGAATTATATGATAAGGTAGATGCTGACTTTAACTTAAATACTGGAGATAACAATGAATCTGTGGAAAGAGTATAAGGATGTATTGCATGACACTATAGAACTCCATAATGGGGTTCATAGTGTCTGGGCACAATGGGAAAGTAAGAAAACTTATCTTACTGCTAAAACATACACCAATCCTTATATAATTAAATCTAGAGAGGTAGAAATCTGGAATGAAAAAACTTGTATTTACAACAACATCATCTATCCTAAGACTGGAAGTAATCTTCCCTGTTTTGGTATGGATCTTATGGGATTTAACGAAAACAGGGTCATAATAGTATTTGACTATCAACATCCTGTAGAGAATTATTTGTTTTCTGTAGAGGGTTTACCTAAAGCAGAAAAGGATTATAGATTTTTTGAAATGGGTAATCATTTCTCAGAGAATATATTTGTTAGGTATTGTAAGATGGAAGAAGTTAATGCTTATCTATCTACGTTCAAAGAATACTTGACTAACTTCAAATTTATGTTAGAATTGGAAAAACCCACTGGTACTGATACTAGTGAATATAAAGACTTTGATGCTTACATGACCAGACTTGATCCAGTAGGTGGATACCTTAAAGGTAAGTTTGGAAAAGAAAAAGCAGAGAGTCTTGTAAACGATTTCTTATTTGAATATGGTTAATGCATGGAGTTTAGCATATGACACTCTCAACGGTACACTTGATGAAAACTTTCCTATTATGACTGATAACAAAATTACTCCACAAGAGAGTGATGAATATGATCCTATTATTAAATTGAGTGATACTGTAGAACATTCGGATGCATGGTACGATTACACTCGTAATGATCCTAATAGAGAAAACCCCTTTACTGATCCAGAAGATCGAGCTAGAGCAGAAAGGGTAGTTGGTAATGGTAATACTGCTTCTGCTGTTATTGACCATACTTACACAATTACAGGACCTGATATTGGTAATATTACAATCAATACAGATGAAATTGATCAACTTGATATTACATTACCACCAAAACCTGGAATAGAATCAAATAATCCTAGAAAATATAAAGAAGATGAATCTATCAAAGCTCTTCAGGATTATGTTTCCACAACATATGGTGGACACTATACTTCCAAAGAAAACAACGTCCAGACACTTGATCTTATCGAGTCAGTTGGCGATGCGGAATCTTTCTGGCGTTCTAATGCAATCAAGTATTTGAGTCGTTATGATAAGAAAGGTCAAGCAAAACGTGATATACTAAAAGCACTACACTATACACTCCTACTTTATCACTTCAGTGGGCAATTAAAAGAGACAACTACCCGTGGTTATGAAACTTTCTGAAAAAACTCTAACTGTTCTTAAGAACTTTGCTGGAATCAATAATTCCATTCTTGTAAAAGAAGGAAATCAACTTCGTACTATTTCTGTTGCTAAAAATATTCTTGCAGAGGCAGAGATAGATGAAGAGTTTCCTAGACAATTTGGCGTATATGATTTAAATCAGTTCCTTAATGGATTGAGTTTACATCAAGATCCTGATCTTGATTTTGAAAATGATTCTTATATTACAATCCGTGAGGGTAGAAGAAGAGTCAAATATTTCTATGCAGATCCAGCAGTAATTATATCTCCTCCAGATAAACAAATTACTTTACCTACAGTAGATGTTAATTTTCAATTAGAAAGTGCATCTCTTGAGAAGTTGCTTAAAGCAGCAGCAGTATATCAATTACCTGATCTATCTGTAATTGGTGATAACAATGAAATTCGTCTTGTTGTAAGAGATAAGAAAAATGATACTTCCAATGAATACTCTATAGTTGTAGGGGAAACTGATAAGGAATTCGTTTTCAATTTTAAAGTTGAAAATATTAAAATTATTCCTGGTGCATATGATGTATCTATTTCATCAAAATTACTTTCTGAGTTTACTAATACAAAGTATGACTTGAAGTATTATATTGCATTAGAACCTGATTCTACTTTTGAATAATGAATTATATTGGACTAGAAGTTGTCTTTTGGACAACTCTTACAATCTACATCCTAATAAAGTTAGGAGTATTTAAAAAGATATGAGTAAAACTGAAATCATACAGGGGAAGGTAAAGACTGTTTTTACCACCTCTGAACCTGATAAAGTCCTTATACAATATGAAGATAAAGTTACTGCTGGTAATGGTAGAAAGATAGATTTTCCTCAAGGTAAAGGAAAGGTATGTCTTGAAATTTCTTCATATTTATTTAAAATGTTAGAGGAACACGGTATACCTACTCATTACTTGGATAAATTTCCTGAACGGATTATGTCCTGTAAGAAGGTTGATATTATTCCTATAGAAGTTGTGGTAAGAAATATTGCTGCTGGATCTATTGTTAGACAAACAACATTGGAGGAAGGTAAAATTATTAATTGGCCTTTAGTAGAATACTACTTAAAGGATGATGATAAAGATGATCCTCTTCTTACTATAGATCGTATTAATTTAATGGGATATGGTAATGAACTATCCGTTTTAGAGTATCAAGCAAGAGAAATTAATTCTATACTTAGGTCTACTTTTAGAAAGATTGGACTAACACTTGTTGATTTTAAACTGGAGTTTGGTTATGATTCTAATGGCAATATACTTTTATCTGATGAGTTATCTCCTGATGGAATGCGTCTTTGGAAAGAAGGAACTAAAGATAGTTTTGATAAAGACTTGTTTAGAAAAGAAGAAGGTGATATAGTAGAAGCGTATCAATACATATTGAATCAATTGCTTACTAAAATAGGGTATACTGCATAATATTGATTCTTTAAAAATTTTTTTAAATTATGAGTGATTTTATCTGGGTTGAAAAGTACAGACCCCAAACTATTGATGAATGTATTCTTCCAAAGAGTACAAAGAAAACTTTTCAGGATTTTTTATCTAAAGGTGAAATCCCTAATATGCTTCTATCTGGTCCTCCAGGTATTGGAAAGACTACGGTTGCTAAATGCTTATGTAACCAGTTAGGGGCAGATTACTATGTCATTAATGGGTCGGATGAGGGGCGTTTTCTTGACACTGTTAGGAATAATGCCAAGAACTTTGCGTCTACGGTATCTCTCACGAGTGAGTCGAAACACAAGGTTATCATCATCGATGAAGCAGACAATACCACTCCCGACGTACAGCTCCTCTTGCGAGCGTCTATTGAGGAGTTCTCCAGAAACTGTAGATTCATTTTCACTTGCAATTATAAAAATAAAATCATTGAACCCCTCCATTCGAGATGCGTTGTGGTTGAGTTTGGTATTCACGGTAAGTCTAAACAAAAGATCGCAGTAGATTTCTTTAGTAGACTTGTGTATATTTTAGAGCAAGAAAGAGTTGAGTTTGATAAAAAAGTTCTTGCAGAATTAGTTAATAAACATTTTCCTGATTGGAGAAGAGTTCTTAATGAGTGTCAAAGATATGCTGTTGGTGGTAAGATAGATAGTGGTATATTAGCTGCTTTTTCTGATGTTTCTGTAAATGATCTCATTAAAAACCTTAAGACGAAGAATTTTTCAGAAGTTAGGAAATGGGTCGTGGATAATTTGGATAATGATTCTGGTGTACTATTACGTCGCCTTTACGATAGTTTATACGAATCCCTTGTCCCTAGCACTATTCCTGCTGCCGTTCTTGTTATTGCAAAGTACCAGTATCAAATAGCGTTTGTAGCAGATCAAGAAATAAACTTACTTGCTTGTTTAACTGAAATCATGGTGGAGTGTGAATTCAAATGAGAACACAAAACAAAGAAAATTATTACTACTTCTTTTGGGTAGTTGCTATGGTTGCCTTTATAGTACCACAAGTTGTTACTGCACTGGCATATCATAGACTTGCTGACTATCTTGATAGTAGACCTGTAAAAGTCCAACTTATTAATCCAAATTCTAATTAAAATGACTGTAAAACTAATTCGTATGTGGTCGGGTGAAGATGTAATTGCCGACATTGTTGAAGAAAATACTGATTCAGTTGTGATTACTGATCCAATTGTTGCAGTTCCTGCTCAAGAGCAAGGAAGAATTGCATTTGCTCCTTGGTCTCCATTACTTCAAAAGGATAAAATTGAAGTTACTAAAAAATATATTGTTTATATTGGAGATCCTCAAGCAGAAATTATCGAACAATTTAATTCAATGTTTGGTAAAATTTCAAAACCAACTAAAAAATTGATTTTATGATTATGATTAATAAAGAGAAACAA